CGAAAAAGAGGCAATTAAGGCAGAAATAAGACCGGAGGATTTTACAAATGGACGATAGATTATTTAGAACCATTCTAAAGAGATACGAGGCCAACATAGAGGATGCACTATACAAAATACATTGCATCAACGATCAGCAACTGGTTATACCAGAACACATAGATATTACTGGAGAAATTGACAAACAACTGGATATTATCGCTACAAACGAGGATAAACTAGCAGTTTTAAGGAAATACTATGTACCACAGGACACAAAGACAGTCTTATAGAGTTCTCACAGATAAATTAGACTTACCTAAAAAAAACACGAAAAAAAAGTGGAATAATGTCCATTTACAAAATTATGTAGCAATACCAACAATTCTAGATCAATTTAGTGGACATTTTAGTGGACATTTTTTGGTTTAGTGGACATTTTATAATGTCCAAAGTAGTAGTGCCGCCGCGCGCGCGTAAGGCTGGCAATGATGAGGTGATTTATCTGAGAGAACACTAATGACTGAAGAAAATTTTTTTGATATATTCAATCGCATACACAACCCAGAGTATTACTATGCCTCGAAAAAAGACAAAAAGAAAACTAAATATAAATCCGCCAAGCGTAGACGACCTGCCTTATCCAAAGGTAAGAGTCGAGTGGATCGATTGCGTAAGCGACAGCGGGTGGGCAAACGAAAAAGAATTCGACAAGATGAAACTAGCAACGCCGGTGAATGAGGGTTGGTTGTATTCGAAAGACAAGGAGTCAGTAAAGTTATTTGCAAGTTATGATAAAGATGAAGATGGTATTACTTTTGGGGATCGGACGATGATTCCTCGCCAGTGGGTAAAGAAGATTCAGAAGTTGTAGATGGAGTCACATCAATTATTTGTGCGTAGTCGTCTAAAATTTGTTTCATTTTTGCTTCTAACTCTTGTTCTGACAGGTCCTCTAGTTTACCTGTTTTTATTATTTTCCTGTCTATGTATAATCCTGCTGCTTTTCCACGATTTGTTTCAGCGTTTACAGCTGCGCTCCAAGCGCCTTTTCTCAAAGCACCCTCTCTGATTTTACCTAGTTGTGCTACATGGTTTTCATAAGTAACTTCATGTTTACGTAAAAGTTCTTCTCGTAATTCACCTATGTATTTTACAACAAGAGGATGTTTCTTTGGACTGGTAAGACTAGATCCTTCAAACCTTGCGTTCTTCTCACTGTAACCAGCACGCTTAGCAGCTTCTGTTTTAGTAAGAGGTCCGTGTTCATCACCAAATACTAATAACTCGGCGAATCTCATTTGCATTTCTGTAAGTCTTTTTGGTAAACCCATAGTTGACAGTATAGGATATTTTGTGTAATAATTCAAGCCAACATGACAGATGAAAGAATAGATGATGATAGAGGTGATTTAGATTTGACAAAACAAATTGAAATGTTAAAGGCTCGTATAGCTGATTTAGAATCAATTGAAGAAACACACAGAAAGCTTAATCAAGAATTGCGTAAAGAGATATGGCAGTGGAAAGAAAAAGCTGGTCAAGTGGAAGCTCTTAAATCGAGAGTAGAACAGCAACAAGAACTAATAACAGAACTGTCAAATACAAATAGCAGATTAAGAAAATGAGAGTACAAGACTTACAACAATTTCTATCTAGTTTCACAGAAGGATCAGACGCAGTTAAAAATGCAATGATCTTTGTGGAGAAAGATGGTAAATTACACGAAGTTAAAAGAATGGAAGTGCATGAGAATACACAACCAATTCTTGGACACAAGGGGCATACAGCTCATAGACTTGTAATCAAAACAGAAAAACCTTCTAGTATTATTTTGCCAGACAAACTACAGAAGGACTATTAAATGGATGACGACGTTGGCTCGAAAAACACATGGGTCCAGAGGCTAAACTTTATCAAAATCTTCGTAAATCTATACCGGAAATATCTTGGATTAGACTTGAAAATATTAGCTTACATGGCACTCCCGATCTATTGGGCTATAATAATTCTGGCCACTTTTTCACACTAGAACTAAAGACAACAAAGGGCAACAAGATACGATTCAGCCCACATCAAATTGCGTTCCATGAAAGGCACCCACAGAATACTTTTATCATGGTCCAGGCCCTTGGTCCTGGTACCATAAAACTTTTTGAGGGAAGGTATATCAATGACCTATTGAGGGAAGGTTTCAAGTTCCATGGAGCTTGTAGCTTGGAGCTTGACGCTTGTCGCTTGTATCTATCGAGGCTTGGAGCTTGAAGCTTGGCGCTTGTCGCTTGCAGCTTGTTGCTTGTCGCTTGCAGCTTGGGGCTTGAGGCCCGGACCAGGTCGCACGCCCTGAGACTCCGTCGAGTCGTCGTAGCTAATGGCCTGATCCGATTGTTGCTGGCCGCCCACTACTGGTTGGCGGGATTCTGCCAGCTTATTACGCTTGCGTAATTCTTTATAATATTTTGGGTGTCTCCACATGTCAATGAGCCCAGTATGATATATTTTTTATTTCAGAATTCCAGCACATTCTGCAGTCTCTGCATTCATTGTTTTGCTTAGGGGCTGGACAGCTGCGGGAGGTAGCGCCAAACCAGGGCTTGTCACCTGTGATCACGCTTGAGCTGTTGGGCCACGAATCAGGCGCCAGCTGGTCAACCATTGGCGCGCTAAATCGTATGACTAAATTTGTAGGCTTGTCCTTCAGGTGAGCTTTGATCCAGGCTTCTCTGGTCGGTAACCAGTGACGCTTGCCAGGTGTCAACCTGCATACAGCGTAGATCTTCTTTAAGTGATCTAAGTCCTGGACGTCTCCGCTGTCATGCCATCGGAATACATCCGGCTTTTTACTGTTGATTAAGTGAGCCATAGCCTGAACCCATTGCGGGTCCTTGATGGCTGCCAGCCGCCTGTACTGTGCATCCTGGACAACCTTAAAAACATAACAACCTTTGAGCGCATAACAATCATAACAGACTGAGCCCTTGACAGCTTGGAGCTTGCCGCCTGTCTTGCATTCCTTGGCAGGTAAACCAATTGACCAGCCAGGCATCTTTGAAGGCTTGGACAGCGAACCACCTATAATTTTTAATGCTGTTTCTGTTTTCATATGTCCTTTATAATCCTATAATTCTTTCTTGTCAAGCTTGAAGCTTGAAGCTCCGGGCTTATCTAGAATCCACTGGAGCTTGAAGCTTGTGGCTTGTAGCCGACCAGTGAGGCCAGCCGCGTTATTTAACGAAGCGTCGCTCCAGCCTACTGATCCCAGGTCCATTAGATTCGCTGGCATTGCTAAGAGGCCGTCTGCTAATAGACCAGGGATCAATTCTAGCTGTGCGTGTGTTTGGATCTCTTTCAATCTACTTTACACCACAACCAGAAGTTGTCCCAGTCAATTTGAGACCGAATAAATTCATTCAAATTAACTAATCCTATATAATACTTGACAATCCTTTTGTCAAGTGCTAAAAACAAATCAATGCAAACAAATACAGAAAGAGGTAAAATGACTAGAATAAGACTAAATCAAGAGTATCGGAACAAGATTGCAAATAGAATAAAAGTACACTTGCAACAAGAAGATACTCACGAAAAACAAACTTACGACCAATTAAAAGGCGATCAAATTAAGTTGAATGACGACGCTTGGAAAATGGCAGAAAAAATTGTTCGTAGGCATTACACAGACGAAGATGTTGAGAAAGCTTGGTATCTTCAAAATAAATTTGAAAATGTTTCGACTATTGCAAAAGATAGTTGTTTTCATTTTCATTATATTGGTACAAAAGAAGACAGAGATTATGACAATAATCCTATTACTAAAGAGGCAACAATAGAAAAACACTTTGATTTTAGATTAAATGGTAGTTTTGACCTTGATAGTAATTACTCTAGTAATAGAGATAATGCTTATGGTTATGCTTTGTATCGAGATGAAATCAATGCACAAGAAAATTGCAACGCAGATATTTTGATTGAACAAGAGGGAAAAGATCAAAACCCACACTTGACAAAATATACTGAAAACAACAATAGATATCTTGGCAATGATGATAGTGGTTATGGCAAACAATGGAACGAAAAATATCAATTAGATATAATTGGTAGAGATTATTGTAGAGACAGATCAATAGCTTGTTCCGAAGATGAGTTTATGTTTTTAATGGATTGGAAAAAACAGAAAACAAAATTTGTTATAGCCCACGAAAAATGGATTAAATCTATTTTAAACCAAATGAAAGAAATTAAACTTGGTTTAAAAGGATATAAATATCTTGATGAGGCGATTGAGTTATGTACTGAATTAGGTCTTGCAATTACTGACGCAGAAATAATTAGAACAAACTCTACTGGCTTAACTATCTACAATCCAAAAAATCTTGCAGATAGAGTTAAGAGTATGAAGAACAAAAGAGAGAAAACTAGAGCAGAAAAAATAGCAGAAAGATTGCTCTATGAAAAACAACAACAAGCATTAAACTAATGCTTGACACCCTATCCTATTTAATATAGGATAGGGACAGAAAGAGAGAAATAAATATGACTAAAACATTTTACATAACTTATTGGGCGAGTAAGCACAAAAAACATATTACTCGTAAAGGCAAACACGACGACAAAAGCAGATATGGTGTTGCAAAAAATGGAACACCTTATTATGTTTACTATGATTTAGACGCACACGGATATAGAACTGCGACTACGTCTTGGAAAGTGAGACACTAAATGGATATGCATTTATTTTGGATATTGATGATAGTGGTATTTCATCTATTTATTTTAATGGGGTTACCACGATGACTTTTAAATGGTGTCACGGACCACACTGCCATACTCATCAAACACTTGATAGGATAAGAGGCAGTAAGGGAAACAAAGTTCTAAGAACTAGAAAGATAAAAGAAACCCAATGGAATAGAAATTCTGTTTGGTCCGTGTTCTGTAGTCAAACTTGTTATACTGAGTTCTTTTATCAACATTGGGGCGAGGTAATTAAGATTGCACCGAGGAACGGACCCCTTGAAACACCAATCAATGACCCTAAGAAAAAAGAAAATCGATATGGTTGGGCTCATTGGGATATTGAAAAGAAAGTAGTTGACAATGCTTGATCTATCCTATATGTTCCAGGATATGACAGAAAGAACAGAAGAAAGAAAGAACAGATTCAACGGCGAATCTGTTATGCTAACACCAGAAGAGGCTATGAAGCACGATCAAATCTTTATGGCAGAAGCAATAGCAACAATAGAGGACAAGACACTTGGAACAGGTGGCAGTAAGCATTGGGAAACAATGCGTAAATTATTAGATTGGTTTAGAAAAAATAATGCCAAAGCATATATGGTCTTGTTAGATTAACTCTCTTGCCCAGGCCCTAACGGGCCTGGGCTCCCCCTTCATAGAGGTACCACCCCGAAACACAAAATCCAAACTTCTTAAAAAGCGATCCCCCATTTTGTAAAAAGGGGTCCCACTACTCTAGGTTGTATTGCTTGATTTGCAGAGTTTTAGCTGGTAAAAACGTTTTGAAGAATTAAAGTGGTGCAAAAAATTTTTTAAAAAATTTTTTATGAATGTAAATAAAGTAGACATAAACAAACTTCCATCAGACGTAAGAAAAACATTTAAACAAATGCAAGTCCTGCTTGCAGAAAAAAAGGTACAGTCAAAAGCAAAAAGTGACTTTCTATCTTTTGTAAAATGTGTGTGGCCAGAATTTGTAGAGGGGTCCCACCACAGGCACATAGCAGAAAAATTTAATAAACTAGCATCAGGTGAAATAAATCGTTTGATAATAAATATGCCACCAAGGCATACTAAATCAGAGTTTGCGTCGTACCTTTTGCCAGCATGGATGGTGGGCCGTAATCCAAAGTTAAAAATTATACAAGCAACTCACACTGGTGAACTAGCCATTCGTTTTGGTCGTAAGGCTAAGAATTTAATTGACTCTGAAGATTATCACAAGATATTTCAAACAAGACTGCAAGAAGATAGTAAAGCCGCTGGTAGGTGGGAAACAGCACAAGGTGGCGAATACTTCGCAGCAGGTGTCGGCGGTGCCATCACCGGACGGGGTGCTGACTTACTAATCATTGACGATCCACACAGTGAGCAAGACGCTATGTCACCAAATGCTATGGAGTCTGCTTACGAGTGGTACACGTCAGGTCCACGTCAACGTTTACAACCAGGAGCAAAAATCGTTTTGGTTATGACACGTTGGTCTACAAAAGATTTGACAGGTATGCTTCTTGCAAATCAAAAAGAAGCAAAAGCTGATCAATGGCACGTGGTCGAGTTTCCAGCAATCATGGACCAAGGATCAAAGCCCAAGCCTGTATGGCCTGAGTATTGGAAACTAGAAGAACTTGAGAAAGTAAAAGCAACATTACCAACTTCAAAATGGAATGCACAGTGGATGCAAGAACCAACAAGTGAAGAAGGTGCAATACTTAAACGAGAATGGTGGATGAAGTATGATTCAGATGATATACCACCGCTTTATCACGTCATACAAAGCTACGACACAGCATTTTTAAAAAAGGAGACAGCCGATTACAGTGCAATAACGACATGGGGTTTGTGGTATCCAGAAGAAGATGGACCACCACAACTCCTGTTATTGGACGCTATTAAAGGCAGATATGAGTTTCCAGAGTTAAGAAGAATGGCTTTAGAGCAATATTCTTATTGGAAACCGGAGACAGTTATAGTAGAATCAAAGGCATCAGGTTTACCTTTGACGTACGAGTTAAGGCAAATGGATATACCAGTTGTTAACTTTACACCGAGCAAAGGAAATGATAAACATGCAAGAGTGAATGCATGCGCACCACTTTTTGAGTCTGGAATGATATGGGCGCCAGATCAAAAGTTTGCCGAGGAAGTAATCGAGGAGTGTGCTGCATTTCCATTTGGAGATCATGACGACTATGTCGATTCAACGACACAAGCGATCATGCGATTTAGGCAGGGCGGGTTATTACAACACCCGGAAGATTACGTAACAGAAAACAAAGCAAACGCTCGTAAAAGGAATTATTATTAATGACACCGATCATTAGAAAATTTGTAATCAAACTCTTGTCCAAGGACCAAGGTTCAGGGATCACGAAACTACCAGGACAGATGCAAGCAGGCTTTCAAGAGTCTATGGTCATAGATAAATTAGTTCGTAGTGGTTACGATCCAAGAATTATAAAATCAGAATCAGAATTAAAAATGATTCTAAATAGAATCGATGCTAGCAAAAAACAAACCAAAGAACAAAAAGATAAAGCTATGAAACAGCTAGCAACTATTATGGACATGAAGGGTAGAAAAATAAAACCGGGAGCAAAAATCATGGGTGGTGAGGAAGTGGTAGAAACAGAAGCAGAGATTTTAGAAAGATTAAAACGAGGCAACAAAGAAACGGTTGAAAGAATCAAAGAGAAAAAGCTTACAGAAAGTTTTGATCCCGATATGGACGATGCAATCGATAATGTATCACCTGGATTCTCTGGTGATATGAAAGTAGACGCAGAACTTGTTGCAGAAGAGTTAGCTGGTAGAGCCGGTAAAGTTTATGATGACTTAGATATCAGAGAGCGAATGACGTTTTATGATAAAGCATACAAAGGATTATCTGAAAAGAGATTTGACAAACCAGATCCCGATGACTTTGCAGATGGTGGTCGTGCAGGTTTTATGGCTGGTGGTATGGGACGTAGAGCATTTTTAAAATTAATGGGTGGAGCTGGCGCAGGTATTGCAGCCCTTAAAACAGGATTGATCAATGTATTCAAACCAAGATCACAAACTGCTGAAGCAGTTGTAGAAACAGTAACTAAAACAGATGCAATGGGAGTGCCAGAACACTTTGCACCATTAGTAAATAAAATTATGAAAGAAGGTAAGTTAACAAAAGAATCAGATAGAATTCAAACATACAATCACCCAACAAGAAAAGATTTAGAATTAGATTATGAAATGGATACTGGTAGTGTGGGTGTAAGATTTGAAACAGACAAAGGTATGCCCGGAGATTATTATTTAAGAAAAAATCCACCAGATGAGGGAGCACCACGTGGTGGACCAGATGAATTTATTGAAGGTGAGATGGTATACAAAGCTTATCCTGATGGGTCTTATACAAAAGGTTTTGAAGAAGGTATTGAAACTGGCACATCAAACCTTGACGAATTTGTTGGCATTAAGAAAAATGTAAAACAAGATTTTGCTAGCGGTGGTATTGCTAGAATGTTAGGGGAATAATGGACAGAATAGATGAAATATTATTTCTCTACGAAGATGATGTAGTAGAGATGGCAGATGGTGGACGAATACTATTAGGTGATGGTGGCTTTGTACAAAAACAAATTGATGAAATTAACAGATTAATTAGAGACACAGATTTAAATCAATCTGACATTGCTGAAGCTGTTAACAAAAAATTTCCTAAAGAAAAACCTTTAAAGAATTATAACGTCACTCATTACGCAAAAAAATATTTTGGCGTTAAAACACCAAAATATAAACCTGGTGTTAGTGTAGCTGGTGTTTTGACACCCGCTTATAAAAAAAGATTTACGTTTAAAGAAAGAAAAGGAAAACTTTTAACAGACATTTTAGAAAAAGAAGATTTAGTAGAATCAATTAAAACAGACGTCGCAAATAAATTAACAAAAGAACAGATAGTAGATAAATATAGAATTGGTGGAAAAGGAGAAAAACTTTTACCATCTGGTGTAAAACAAATTGGAAAAGGCACACTAGAAGAAATTTATGAGAAACTAGACATAGTTAGAGGTAGAGCAGATTTAAGAAAAGTAGATATCAACACACCAGAAAATAAAAAAAATTTAAAAAATATAAAAAAATTTTTTAGCGATGCCAAACTTTCAAGAGCTGAAGCTTATGATAAAACTGGTTTATCTCGAGGTCAGGTAGATAAATTACTTGCAAGATATAAACAACAAAAAGGAGAACCTTTAATTGTAAATAGAAAAACACTAGGAGTGCAGTTTGAAGGTGCTGGACAAGAAAGAAATGTTTTTAAACAAAAGACAAAAGAACTACAAAGATTTCAAACGTTTTTAAAAAAATATAAAAACAAACCACTACGAAGTGGAACTGTTGAATTAGCAAAAGCAATTAAAAAATTTGGTACAAACCCCGTTGGTTTTCAACAAAACCTCTCAATGTTGAGAAGAATATACAAAGGTCAAGAACGTCCTGGTTTTAAAATTGATAATGAGTTAAAATCAATAATAGGTAAGTTTCCAATCTCAACAGCATTAACTGGAGATGTGTTAATAGAAGCAGGATACACTCCAAAACAAATCGATAAATTAAATAAAGCTCAAGCGATAATTAGAAAACTAGATGCAAATCAAGGTTCTTTTTTAAATCAACTAGAACACAAAGTTCCAAAAGCTGTTGCTTCTGAATTATTAAACAAAGGTCAAATTAGTAAATCACAGTACAGAGATATTATAGGAAAAATAACTCCAGTGACTACTGATCTTAATCAATGGAAAAAACAATACGACCTACAAAGATTAATGAATGTAAAAAATTATTTAGCCTCAAATATGGAAGCAGATGATTTAAAAAAATTTAATAAAATAGAAAACGATATAATTAAAACAGCTAAAAAAATTTCTGGAGGATATGATATTGGAAAAATAAATATTGATGCTAACAACAAAATAACTTTACAATCCCCCGATGAAGTGTTTACCGCAAAGAGTAAAGGTATAGGAACAGGATCACGTTCGTTAATAGATTACTATAAAAATATAAAATACCACAACATACTTGCTAAAAAATATAACGCAAATAAAGGTGACGCTGCGTTTGGAACTTTGAGATCATATAGAGCTGGAGCCGACGTACCTATTTTTGATGAAAAAATTACTAATGAAATTTCTAAATTATCTTCGTCCGAAGATTTTACAAAATACTTAACTAAAAATACTGATGGTCCTTTGTTCAAAGGACTTACAAAATTAGTTAGTCCTCAAATGAGACGTAAACTTTTAAGCGCAGGAAAAATTGGAGGAGCAGCAACTTTAGCAACTTTGATTCCTAGCATGTTGTTAGCAAGAACACCGGACGGCACAGAGGCTAGAAGTATTTTACCTGAAGTGGCAGGAGGAGCTGCAGCAGGATCACTTGCATTTAAACCTGTACGACAAGCTGTAGGTAAAGGATTAAAAGCTACAGGAAGATTATTAAGTAAATTTGCAGTTCCAATTGGTATTGGTGCTGAAGCATACTTTGCAAAACAAGCATACGATGAAGGTAAATCAATTCCTGAAATTATGGCTGCACCATTTTTATTAGAAGGTAAAGTTAGAAAAGCACAAGATCTATTGTCTATGAGCCCTGAAGAAAGACAAGCGGTCAACAGAGCTTCAAGAGAAGATGACATATCAGGATTAAGTTCTGACTTTGATACACCAAGATTAGAAGGTGTTGATGAAGTTGACATAGAAGAAGTTTTAAAAAGAGTTCAAAAAAAAAGAATGGCTGATGAGGCTAGACGAAGAGAAGAGCGAAAAGCAGGTGGTGGTATAGCTGGAATACGTAAGCCAGATGCAATTCCACCAGAATCAGGACCTAACCCACAAGGGTTGGAAAACTTGAAATATTATGTTACAAATACATAGGAGTATAAATGGCAGATATAGATAAAGGACTCCCTAGTAACACAAGAACAAAACTCGATATTCCAACAGATGAGGAGATCGAAGAAGTTAGTGTTAAAGAGGAGGAAGTAGAAAAAGGACCTGTAGAGGTCACAGCAGAAGAAGACGGCGGCGCAACGATTGACTTTGAACCGGGAGCTATAAATATACCTGGAACAGAAAACCATTTTGATAACCTAGCAGATATTTTACCTGATGATATTTTACAACCTATCGGTAATGACATGGTTGGTGATTACAATGATTACAAAGCATCTAGAAAAGAATGGGAGCAAAGTTATCGTGATGGTTTAGATCTATTAGGATTTAAATATCAAGATAGATCAGAACCCTTTCAAGGTGCATCTGGTGCAACACACCCCGTACTAGCAGAAGCTGTTACACAATTTCAAGCGCAAGCTTACAAAGAATTACTACCAGGTGATGGTCCTGTAAGAACACAAGTTGTTGGAGTGCAAACACCAGCACATGATTTACAGGCACAAAGAGTAAAAGATTATATGAACTATCTTGTCATGGACGAGATGGAAGAATACGAACCAGAGTTCGATTCTATGTTATTTCATTTACCATTAGCTGGATCAACATTTAAAAAAATTTATTATGACCAAACAATGGGACGAGCTGTATCTAAGTTTGTTCCAGCAGATGAATTAGTTGTACCGTACACAGCTACCTCATTAGATGATGCACAGTCAATAATTCATGTCATAAAAATGCCAGAGAACGAATTGCGTAAACAACAAGTTTCTGGCTTTTACCGTGATGTAGATTTAGGACCTCCGGGCCGGGTTGAAACAAACCCCGTTGTTAAAAAAGAACGTGAGCTGGAAGGGACTAAAGCTACAGGTAAACCACAAGCGATTTATACTTTACTTGAATGTCATGTTAATCTTGACCTTGAAGGTTTTGAGGAAGTAGGAGCAGACGGTCAACCGACTGGTATTAAACTTCCCTACATCGTAACTATCGATGAAAGTACCCGAACAGTTCTTTCTATCAGAAGGAACTATGCGCCCGATGATCCGAAGAAAGATAAAATCCAATACTTTGTCCACTTCAAATTTCTGCCAGGACTAGGATTTTATGGTTTCGGACTCATTCACATGATTGGCGGATTGAGCAGAACGGCAACGTCTGCTCTCCGTCAATTATTAGATGCAGGAACATTATCAAACTTGCCAGCAGGTTTTAAACAGAGAGGTGTTAGAGTACAAGACGAAGCAGCTCCAATACAACCAGGTGAGTTTAAAGATGTTGATGCACCGGGTGGATCATTGCGAGATGCATTCTTTCCATTACCATACAAAGAACCATCTCCAACATTATTACAATTATTAGGTATTGTTGTACAAGCTGGTCAAAGATTCGCGAGCATTGCAGAAATGCAAGTTGGTGATGGTAATCAAAGTGCAGCAGTTGGAACTACGATTGCATTATTAGAACGTGGTTCACGTGTAATGTCAGCGATACATAAAAGATTGTACGCTGCAATGAAAAAAGAATTTAGATTACTTGCAAATATTGTATCAAAATATCTACCACCAGAATATCCATACGACGTTGTTGGTGGTGCAAGAACAATCAAACAATTAGATTTTGATGACAGAGTAGATATTATTCCTGTTGCAGATCCAAATATATTTTCTATGTCGCAAAGAATCACTCTTGCGCAAACAGAATTACAACTTGCAACAGCAAATCCTGGAATGCACAACATGTATAATATTTATAGAAACATGTATGAAGCAATTGGTGTAAAAAATATTGATTCAATATTACCACCACCTGCTCCTAACGCACCAAAAGACCCTGCGTTAGAAAATATTGATGCATTAGGTGGTAAACCTTTTCAAGCTTTCCCTGGTCAAGACCACAGAGCACACATAACTTCTCATCTAAACTTTATGGCAACGAACATGGTTAGAAATAATCCACCAGTTATGGCTGCGTTACAAAAAAATATACTAGAACACATTAGTTTGATGGCTCAAGAACAGATTCAACTAGAATTTAGAGAGCAATTACAAACAATGCAGATGCTACAACAGCAAGCACCAATGAATCCACAAGCTGCAAACGAGTTACAAGTCATGTCACAAGCAGTTGAAGCACGAAAAGCTGTGTTGATTGCTGAAATGACAGAAGATTTTATGAAAGAAGAGAAGAAAATTACCTCTACTTTTGACAATGACCCGTTATTAAAACTAAAATCACGTGAAGTTGACCTAAGAGCGATGGAAAATGAGCGTAAAAAACAATATGATGACGAAAGAATCAATATTGATAAAGCAAAACTGGTTCAAGATAGAGATTTAACAGAAGATAAGCTAGAACAGAACGAAGAATTAGCAGAATTAAGAGCAAATACTTCGTTAACAAAGCAAGCTATGTCTCAAGCCGGCAAAATGGAGAACGATTTGATGAAAATGGCTGATGTTAAGATCTTGAAAGGACCAAAAAGATAATATAAGGTAAAAACATTATGATGAACTATAAAAAAGCTAAGCAAATGTCTATTCCTAGCCAAAATCTTGAGTATGATCCAAGAAGTAAGGCTGACGTTAAGAGAGCAAGAAACGTTATCCCTACAGGAGACAAAGAAAAGGTTAGAGGTACGAAAAGAATGCTAGCTAACAAAGATAAAACAGCAACTTGGTACTAAATCATGTGGTTATCGGCAATTAAACTAGCCGTTTCTGCAGGAAGTAAGATTTATGCCAACAAGCAGAGAACGAAAATGGCAATGTCTGATGCACAATTAATGCATGCAGAACGTATGGCCAAAGGTGAGGAACAATACCAGGGCAAATTGTTAGAGGCCCGTCAATCAGACTGGAAAGACGAAGCCGTCCTCATAATACTAAGTTTGCCCGTGGTGGTGCTCGCTTGGGCAGTCATATCGGATGACCCATCTGCGATGGACAAAGTAAAATTGTTCTTCGAGATGTTCTCCCAGCTCCCGTCATGGTTCACAAACTTGTGGATCCTTGTAGTTGCGAGTATTTATGGTATAAAGGGAACGCAAATTTTTAGAAACGGAGGAAATAAAAATGGCAAATAGAAGGTTTAACACACAAGTTGCACAGCCAAGAAAGGCTCTTGCAAAAGGTGGTAAAGCATTAAAAGCTGTAGATAAAGAAAAAAATCCAGGTCTTGCTAAACTACCAACTAAAGTCAGAAACAAAATGGGCTTTATGAAAAAAGGTGGCAGAGTCAAAAAAATGGGCGGTGGAATGTCTACTGCTAGAAAAGATATGATGTCTGGTTACTACAAAAATGACATGGGTATGAAAGGTGGCAAGATGTTTAAAGACGGTGGCAAAGTTGGAAAAAAACAACAAGGCTACAAAGATAGAAAAGATGAATCAATCGCTATGAGAGTTAAAAAGAAAAGAACTGCTAAACAATTAAAAGCTAGCAGAGATGAGTCTTATGGTAAGTTTGGTTCTAAAGCTAAGAAGTCTGGAAAAATAAATAGGTAATAACATGGCCGTATTAAAAGGTATTGGCGTAGCTGTAAAAGGTTTTGGTAAAGCTTTAAAACGTGCTGCTAGCAAAAAAGCTGGAACTATAAAAAGTGTAAAACCAGCTACAAGATTGTCAGAGCGAAGAAAGACTTTTGAGTCAGCCATTAAAACTTTAGATAAAGCTAAAAAAGGTGCTTCTCCTGAAACTCAAATGAGAATGAAATCAAGGACGCAACCTCACGTAAAAGATTTAAGTAAAATTCAAGACACCTATGACAAGAAAATAAAAAAAATAGGTTCTAGAGACAGAAAACTTAAACGTAAAGCTATTGGCGCTGGAGCAGCAGCCGCTACTGGATCTTTAGTTGCACACGGAGCTGCTAAAAAGAAATTTCCAAAATACAAAAAAGTTATGGAATCTGATGTTGTTATTAAAGATGGTAAACTAGGATTAAAGGAAAGAAAAAAATAGTGCCATTAACATCTAAAGGTAAAAAAATAATGAAGTCAATGAAGAAACAGTATGGAGCTAAAAAAGGTGAAACTGTTTTCTATGCATCGAAGAATAAAGGTGCTATAAAAGGTGTAGACAAGAAAAGGAAAAAATAATGTGGAACTGGATAAAAAATTTATTTACTCCGAAAAAACAAGTTGTAGTTTTACAAGAAGAAGTAAAACAAGAACACTGTCCGTCACATTTAAGATTTAGAAAAAGTTGTCCTGCATGCAAGGAGATTGTATATGGCTAGACCAGGTTTATACGCAAACATACACGCTAAAAGAAGACGAGGCGGAAAGATGCGAAAGAAGGGTGCAAAGGGTGCACCAACCGCAGCTAACTTTGCAAGGGCAAAACAAACAGCGAGGAAAAAATAATGGCAAAACTATGTCCTAAAGGTAAAGCCGCAGCAAAAAGAAAATTCAAGGTATATCCATCAGCATACGCTAATATGTACGCTTCTGCAGTTTGTTCTGGTAAAGTAACACCAGGTGGTAAAAAAAGACAAAAGAAAGCTGACGGAGGTTTTGTTGCTAAAGGATGTGGTGCTGTCATGTCTGATAGAAAGAAAAGAACAAGGATGGTCTAATGGCCGAAAAAGGTTTACGTTCATGGGTAAAGGAAAATTGGGTCGATATTGCGAACAAAAAATCGGATGGCTCATACCCGAAGTGTGGAAGAAGTGGTGGAGAAAAAAGAAAAAATTATCCAAAATGCGTGCCCATTGCAAAAGCAAGAGCGATGTCCAAAGGGCAGCGTGCGGGTGCCGTAAGAAGAAAACAAGCGAAATCAAATACTGGCCCGACACCGAGTAGAGCCGCAACATTTGCACCAAAAAGAAAAAGAGCTGCAAGTGGTGGATCAATTGGTGATAAAATGATTAGAGAGGCACAAAGAAATTATAAAGGAAGTTATATATCTGGTGACTTGGGTGGAGTAAAAGTATCTAACCCTAGTTTAGTTAAATATTATGGGAATAAGATAAAACCATGAGAAGAGAACGAAAACCAATGCCAGCTAGAAATAAAAAAAATTTCAGACCTACAAAGTCTGGAGCAGGTATGACACGAGCCGGTGTCGCTGCCTACAGAAGAATGAATCCCGGCTCTAAATTAAAAACAGCCGTGACTGGTAAAGTGAAGCCAGGATCAAAAGCTGCTAAACGTAGAAAATCATACTGCGCAAGGTCACTCGGACAATTAAAACGAGCGTCAGCTAAAACAAGAAACGATCCTAACTCACGTATCCGTCAGGCAAGAAGGAGATGGAAATGTTAAAGAAAAAAAACGCAATTAAAAAAGTGATTAAGGGATTGGGCAAAGCAGTTAAAGCTCACTCTAAACAAGCTAAAATGTTAAAAGGAGCTATAAATGGCGGATCCAAAAAAAGGAACGGGAAAAAAGCCTAAAGGTTCTGGTAGAAGACTCTACACAGACGAAAACCCAAAAGACACTGTAGGTATAAAGTTTGCTACACCAGCAGATGCAAGAGCAACTGTTGCAAAAGTAAAACGTATTAACAAACCTTTCGCTAGAAAAATACAGATACTTACAGTTGGAGAACAGCGTGCCAAAGTTATGGGTAAATCACAAGTCGCTGCAATTTTTAAGAAAGGCAAAAATGCAATTAGAAACAGTAATAAATAAATTAATTAGATTTATTAGAGAAAGAACTGATCAATTATCTATAACAGTCACATCAGGTGGTATTGACAGTATGAGTAAATATCAGTATATAATAGGACAAATAAATGCACTAGAATCAGTGCGTCAGGAACTCTCTAACCTGCTAAACGATAAGGAGCAACATGGAACAGTCATCGACATCAAGTCAAAAAATAATAACGCCGAATAAAGAATTAGTTGGCGTAGAGAAACAACCAAAATTACCGAAACCAACAGGATGGAGAATGTTAGTTCTGCCATTTAAGATGAAAGAAAAAACTAAAGGTGGTTTGCATTTAGCGGAGTCAACTTTAGAACGACAACAAGTTGCATCGCAAGTTGGATTAGTTATGGCTATGGGTTCACAATGTTATCAGGATAAAGAGAGGTATCCAGAGGGTCCATGGTGCAAAGAAAAAGATTGGGTGATGTTTGCAAGATATGCAGGATCACGTATTAAGATTGAGGGTGGGGAGATGCGTCTGCTAAACGACGATGAAGTGTTAGCAACAATTGAAAGTCCAGAGGACATATTGCATGAGTTTTAACATAGGAGGAAACTATGCCGGAAAATAATCCGATAAAAAAAGAAGATCCGAATGTGGAAATCGATACTTCAGGACCTGAAGTCGATGTAGCATTACCGGAAGAAAAAGTCGAAGAAGTTATTGAACAAGTAACTGAAGCGCCGAAACAAGAAGAAGTAGAAACGAAAAAAGAAGAAACGAAAGAAGAACCAAAAAAATCTGACCAAGAATTAGAAGACTACAGTAAAGGCGTTCAAGCGAGAATAGCAAAACTAACTCGTAAGATGAGAGAAGCAGAAAGAAGGGAACAAGCTGCTACTGAATACGCAAAAGCTGTAGAAGCAAAAAGAGTTGCATTAGAAAAAAGATTTGAAAAAACTGATGCAGACTATTTAAAAAAATTTGAATCTAGTATAGCGACAGGAATGGAAGCTGCACAAAAAGAACTTGCAGCAGCTATTGAATCTGGCGATGCACAGGCTCAAGTTGAAGCTAACAAAAGAATTGCAACACTCGCTTTTGAGAATGCAAAACTTGCGACAGCTAAAGAAGGAAGAGAAGCTAAACAAACAACACAGGCCGAGAAACCTGTACAACTCTCCGATGGGCCAACTCAAATGCCATCAGAACCAGCACCAGATCCAAGAGCCGAAGAATGGGCTTCAAGGAATACATGGTTTGGTCAAGACAGAGCTATGACTTACACAGCCTTTGAAATACACAAAGACTTAGTAAACGAAGGCTTTGATCCTAAATCTGATGAGTATTACGCAGAAGTCGATAAAAGAATTAAGGTTGACTTTCCGCACAAGTTCGGTAATACTAGTGAAAAGCAATCGACCGCCCCCGTTCAGACGGTGGCTTCAGCTAATAGAAGCGTAAAACCCGGTCGCAAAACTGTGAGACTCACATCATCACAGGTAGCAATAGCTAAAAAATTAGGTGTGCCACTCGAAGAATACGCAAAACAATTGAAAAACACGGAAGGAGCGTAAAATGGAAAAAGATAAAAACACTTCTCGTGCGAGCCAAACACGGTCAAAGTCTGAAAGACCAAAAGTGTGGGTTCCACCATCTTCTCTAGATGCACCCCCTGCACCTGATGGATTCAGGTATAGATGGATAAGAGCTGAGGTACAAGGCTTCCAAGATACAACCAACATAACATCACGACAACGTGAAGGTTATGAACTGGTTCGTGCCGAAGAGGTTGAAAATGCATCAGATTATCCAGTCATCGACGAAGGTCGATACAAGGGAGTCGTTGGGGTCGGTGGCCTTCTACTTGCGAAGGTACCGATCGAGATCGCGAAGCAGAGACAAGAGTATATGACTAGACGTCATAGTGATCGAAGCGAAGCCGTAAACAACGATCTTATGAAGGAGCAGGATAAGAGAATGCCTATCAACGTTGATAGACAGACTCGTGTAACCTTCGGTGGTACGAAAAAGTAATTTTAAATATCACTGATTTTTATTAACCGTACTGGAGGCCCTTCGGGGCAGGTACATAAAGGAGTAAACTTATGGCGAATACAAACGCAAAAGGTTTTGGTTTGATAGCTGCTGGTACATTAGGTTCAACACCTGCTACTGGTGGACAAGGCAAATACAAAATCGATGCCGGTTATGCTCACTCGATATTCCAAGGTAACTATGTGCAGATAGACTCTGCAGCTGGTGCTAACACAAACCCTGGATATATCATCAGAGGGCAACAGGCAGTCACTAATCCTACGATTGGTGTTTTGAACGGAATATTCTTTAACGCTGCTACTACAGAGAAGCCAACGTTTCAGAACTTCTATTCACAAGTTACTCCAGCAAACAGTGAAGACATCACAGCGTTTGTTATCGACAATCCATGGCAGCAATATATAGCGGGAACGTCTGCAGCATTAGGTGCAAACAACCCAGCTATTGAAGCACAAATGGGTAGAACTTTGGGATCTGCAGCCAATTCTGGAAGCACGATTTCTGGTCAGTCTGATAACACGTTAACGGTGGCGTCAATCCACGATATTAACAACACATGGAGACTGTTAAGAATTGCAGAAGATCCTTCTAACGAAGATGGAACTGCTGCTAACTGTACAGTAGTCGTTGTTGCTAACAAATCACAATGGTTTGGCACTGGAACTGTAAGCGCATAATAGGAGCATAATATGGCAATATCACGATCGCAACTCGTAAAAGAGTTAGAACCTGGCTTGAATGCACTATTCGGGCTGGAGTATAAAAGGTATGAAAATCAGCATGCTGAGATTTATGCCGAGGAATCATCTGACAGGGCTTTCGAAGAGGAAGTAATGTTAAGTGGTTTCGCAAACGCACAAGTGAAAGCGGAAGGTGCAGGAGTGTCTTTTGACGATGCACAAGAAACTTACACTGCTAGATACACTATGGAGACCGTAGCTTTAGCATTTGCAATCACAGAAGAAGCTATCGAAGATAACCTCTACGATAGATTAGCTTCTAGATACACAAAAGCTTTAGCAAGATCTATGAGTAATGCTAAACAAGTAAAAGCTGTTGAGCCTTTAATCAACGGATTACCATCAACTGCGACTTTCAACACAGGTGATGGAGTATCTTTGTTTAATGCATCTCACCCTACGATAGCAGGTACATTTAAAAATACTTTGTCTACGCAGGCGGATCTTAACGAAACATCATTAGAGCAATCATTAATTGATATCTCTAAAATGACTGATGAAAGAGGTCTTAAAGTTGCAGCTAGAGGAGTAAAAATGATTGTTCCTTCGGAAAATCAGTACACTGCTGAAAGATTGTTAAAATCTCAAGGTAGAACTGGTACAGCTGATAATGACATAAACGCAATCGCGTCTATGGGAATGATTCCACAAGGTTATAGAGTTAATAACTTTTTAACTGATTCTGATTCATTCTACATCATTACAGATGTTCCAAATGGAATGAAATATTTCAACAGAGCTCCATTGACTACTGCAATGGAAGGTGATTTCGATACTGGCAACGTGAGATACAAAGCTAGAGAAAGATACGTCTTCGGATGTTCTGACCCTAGAGGTATCTTCGGTGTTGAAGGTGCGTAATCAATAAATTTTGGGGCCGCCTTAAAACGGCCCCATTTTACAATAAAGTGGTGAGAAACATGAAAAAATTTAGAATCCAAATATTCGCTTACAAAATGTACGGAGATTTTATCATAGAATCTTTGGATGGCCCCATAGACATAGAAAATGCTATCATTGACAAACTAGGAAAAAATGATATAAAGTGGGAGTCTCTTGGAGAAATGCATGACCCAAGAGTTAACAGAATAACCTATGAGGAGGTTATAGAAGATGGAACAACATCTGCAGGACCTTTACACAAAGAAGAAAGGTCTGGACCTAGAATGGGAGCAGGATCATCTCAAGGAGGGTAGATATACTCTCAATATGGTTAAGATTGACAGAAAAGTCAGAGAAGTAATCAGCCATATCAAACTTGTAGAAGCTAAAAAAGCACATCTGCAAAATAAGATTGAGGGTTCCGAACCACAAGTTTCAGTAGCTACTTAATAAAAAGCTACATCGTTGAATAAATTCAATTCACATTACAGGCTCTCTTGCGCTCTAGTTAAATCTAGTATATAGTTTTTTTACTATACAATTAATTAGAATACTGACGCGTATAGTCGACGGCCTAGAGACAGTATTCACAAAAACTAGGAGGATTTAATTATGGCAAGTACTACGTTTAATGGACCGGTCCGATCGGAGAAAGGTTTTGAAGTTGCAACTAAAAATGCAACTACAGGAGCAGTAACTACAAGATATAGTTCAGCTTTACCTGATATGACTGGCTT